CCCGCGAGCCCTGCCCCGCTTTATGGCGTCAAAAAACTCTTCGTGGGCGTTCTGCCAGTTGTCCACCGTCTGGCGAGTCACGCTGAGTTCGCCAGCCAGGACCGCCAAGCTGTAGCCCTTCGCCAGGGTCTCCTCCGCTACCTCGCAGAAAGCCGGGTCGTACTCACTCGGGCGCGCCATCAGTTGACCTTCGTCGCCCCGGCTTCCCGTCGCTCCTGTTCGCACTGGAGTTCGAGGAACGCGGCCTTGTTGATGTTATAGTGGTCGTGGGCGTCGAGCATGCCTTGCAGGCAACTGGCCTGGGCTTCGTCCAGCTCCTCGCCGGTTAGCTGCTCAGGGGTCTTCTTGTTGTAGAGCATCGGAGTGGCCTCCGGAGTTCCGGCTCGGCTCGTTCCATGCCGGCTGGTGGATGTGGTCGTCGTAGTCGGCGGGGACGTGGATGTGTTCTTGCATCGGGTCGCCCGAGTAAGCTGCGATCCATCTGTTCAGCGCGCCACAGGTGCACATGGGAGCTTGCTGAGTGATGGAGACGCAGGTGGGGGAACAGGTGATGGTGTTGATGTAGGGGTCGGAAGGCATGGGCCCTCCCGGGGCAGGACGAACGACCTGTGGTGTCAGGCGGCGGCGACGGCCTGATGCCACGTTGCCAGCAACCGCATTGCATCGAGCGCCGCTCGCCCGATCTGCATCGCCATCGCGTACTCGATGCCCGCGGGATTGAGGTCATCAAACCCCTCTTCCCACTGCGCCTCGTAACAGGCGCGAGCGACGATGCGCACCGCCTCCTCCGGATAGTCGGCCATCAGGTTCGCCTCAGGATCACGATGTCATTGTCGCCGGCGCCCTGAAGCGCACGCATGTTCTTGATCTCCACCGCGCGCTGACACTCGACGCACCGCCGGGCGAGCGGGTGACTGCGGATGCGAGCGGGAGGGATTTGCTCCTCGCACTCCTCACAGACCTTGCCGAAGACTGGGCGGAGAACTCGACCCATCAGCGCTCCAATTCAGATAGCCCGACACTCAGTGGCAGCGGCGAAGCCGTCGCCGCAGGGCAACTCCGGGAGGCCCTAAATCCCCCCGTAAGCATCCCAAATAGGAAAGCCGTACACGACCATCTGAACCTTGATCGGCTCTGGCTCCTCAACCTCCAGCCCATGCCTTCGCAGGATGAACTGGAGCGCGTCGTCAGGTCCGTTCAGCTTCTCAATCAGAAGCCATCCGCCCTTCCCCCAGCCGACGAACTTCCAGACGTTCCAGATCCTTCCGGCCCGCTTCACCCGGTACGGTGTCGCCGTGACCTTCGGGACCGATGTCAGGACGGACGGGAGCGTTCGCTTCCTGGACACATGCGAAAGCTCCGAAGAGGTAGCCCGCTCGCAGACCGCGTTGCGCAAGGCCTGTCAGGCGTGAGGTGCTGTTGTGTCTGGGCGGGCTGTCTGGGGCCGCTTGCCTGGCTCGGCTCGCCCGAGGGCGACGCGGCAGAAACACGACGGGGCGCACGAAGCGCCCCTTACAGTTTCCCACCCTATGCCCGAACGGTGGAGGTTGTCAAGGTGTTGTGTGCGGCGGGGTGTCGCAGCGCTAAATGTGCTACGCTGCCACCCTCCCCGGCTCTTGGTAGAACGCCCGCAACTCCTCTAGCGCAGCCACCACGAGCAATGTCTGCCGCTCGCGCGCCTTGATCCCAATGCGCTCCATGACCCCGCGCCAGGCCATCGGCCGGTCTTCCTCCACCGTCGCCACCATGAAGCGCTCCAGGATAACCCTGGACAGAGGTTCCATGGCCACCAAGGCGCGGTTCACGTCGCGGCCGGCGCGGATCATCCGGTCGGTCACCAGTTCTGCCGCGCCGCAGCCCCCGTCCACCACTTCGCCGAACGTCTCGGGCTTGCCGTCGAGGCCCTTCCAGGCCGCCCAATCCAGCGACAGCCGGTGGGCCGCGTCGTGGTGGTTCGGGGTGATCGACCCTCGGGTGAGGAGCAGGTTGAAGACGTTCGAGCGGTAGGCCGACAGGATGCGCCCGCCTCGGTCTGTCTGAACCTTGGCGCCCATGGCTTCCAGGCGGCGCTTCTCGGCCTCCCGGTCACGGCGTTCCAGGCTGGCGACTGTGGCGGCGGCGGGGTCATACACCTTGCGTCGTCTGGCCATTTAGGCGGCCCTTTCCGTCTCGATGTAGCGCCGTTGGTCCTTGGAGAACTGCATCCGGACCTCGCCCGGCGTCCCGATCACTTCGTGATAGCGGGACTTCTGGACCTTGATGAGTGTGTCATCTTCGTTCTCTCGATGAACGATGACGCCCAGGTCTGCTTTATTGTACCAATTGGCGCTTCCGCTGATGTCGTAAAGCGTTGGCATCTTGTAATTGCCTTCGCCGTCCTTCGCGCTCTTGGTCGGGTGTGCAATCACGCAGATATGGACCTTGAACGCCTTGGCGAACCTTTTCAGGGTCCGTATCGCGCGGCCGATGTACTCGGTTTCGGTCTCGTCCTGCCGGCGAGCATGTTCCAGCTCGTTCCAAGGGTCGATGACGATGATCCGGGCGCCGTAGCGCGCGACGGCCAGTTCCATCTTCTCCAGCAGCCAGTCGAGGGTCGCGTCCTCGTCCTCCCGGGGGATCAGGAACAGGTGCTGGGCATCGATCCACCTATCCGCTGCCGATCGCTCTCCCTCTGTCAGGTCGATCTCGCGCCGGCCGGTGAACCACGAACGCAGGTTGCGGCGGTGATCCCGCTGCGGCTCCTGCTCGAAGCTCGCCCACGCGATCGTCAGATGGTTCTCGTGGGCGATGCCGCAGAACAGGTCATTGGCGAAGCTGGTCTTGCCGAATCCTGGCGTGCCGGTGATCACCGAGAAGTCGCCGAGCCGGCACTTGAAGTTCTCGCTGAACAGCCGGAACCGCGGCTCGTAGATTACCGAGGGCGGCAGGGGAGGTAGCTCCCCCATGCGGTACACGCCGTCCACCCGCAGCCATTGGGCGCGGCTGACGGTCTCCACGAGGCCCTTTGCGCCGTAGAACTGCAGAACCTCGTTCAGATCCTTGCAGCGCTCGCGGCCTAGCGCCTCCTGTCGCGCCTTCGGGGCTTTCGGATAGGTCAGGAACTTGCAGCGGTAGCGGCCGAGCAGGACGCTCAAGTCCTGCATCAGCGCCGCGCCGGGGTCGTCGCCATCGGTGGCCAGGATCACCTGCTCCACCCGGTCCTTACTCAGCAGTGGGCGGATGTCGGACAGCCAGGCGTACTTGTCGCTGCCAGCGGCGTCCTTCACCGGCTCCTGCGGCGCCCCATCCGGTACGCTGATCGTGCGCGGAAACCCCGCCTGGATCGCCGCCACGGCATCGAGCTCCCCCTCGGTGATGATCAGCGGTTGGTCGATCAGGCTATCGTCGCGCAGGCAATCCTCGTTGAAGGCGATGCGCTGGCCGCCCTTGTCGGCGGTCCACTTGCCGCCTTCGATCACGTCGAAGCGGCGGTATTTGCGCCGGACTACCTTGCCCTCCCGCCGGAACGGGATGACCAGCGCCTCACCACCCTCGCGCTGCGTACTGGCGAAGCCCAGGCGGTCGGCCAGCTCCACGTCGATCCCACGGTCCTCTAGCGTTCGGAGCATCGCGTCGGTCAAGGTCATCGGTGAGCGTTCCCTTGAAGTCCTGGCAGTGGTGGCAGAAGTAGTGGATCTCGGAGGCGGTGACGGTGATGTGGAGGCAGGGGTCGCGCTTCTTGCGCCGGTTGGGGGAGCAGGCCGGACACGGGGTCCGATAGTCGGTGCGCCCCGAGATCAGCGAAATGCCGGCATCCTGGGCCTTGGCTTCCTTGGTCGCCATCAGACCCACCCCACGCGCTTGGCCTGCGCTGGAGGCCCCCGGCCCCGCGCTCTGGCCCTCGCCGCACCAGTCAGCCAGCCTTGCGGGTCTGCGGTGCGGTTGGCGAACCCTTCGTTGATCGCGCCAAGCATGTCCCTGGCCTGAACGCCGTGGGTCGCAAGCAGCTTGCCGAAGAACTTCCCAGCCGCGTCGATGGAGATACCGGCCTGGCCGACAAGGAGCGCCTTGGCGTCGGCCCAGGCCTTGGCGTCAGGATCAACGTTCGGCGGCTCGCCGCCCGTAGTTTCTACGTCAGTAGGAACTACGGAACCTTCTGTATCTGTATCTGATATTGCTTCGGTTAGGCTTGAGCCTGGCTTGAGCCAGGCTTCGGAATTGCCGTTGTTTTTATTGGCTTTTGGCTTCGACTTTCGCCCTCCGTTCCGTCCGGCCTCGGAGAAAGTTCTGGAAAGTTTCTCACGCTCGGCGATTTCCTCGGCCGCGCGCGTGTTCATCAGGTATGGCTCGCCTTCGATTTCGAGGGCGTAAATCTTGCGCTTCACGAGCAGGGAGGCGCGCACCTTTACCCACATGCGGCTCGTGCAACCGAGCTGCGAGGTGATCCACCAGGGATCTTCGGGAATCGGGCCGCCGCGCGCGTAAATCAGGTTCAGAAGGGTGATGTAGGCGCCACGCTCCTCCAGCGTCAGGCCGACCATCCCCTCGTTGAAATCGCGCGGATAGCACTTGAACCAGGGTGCGCTCACGGCTCGCCTCCGGTCGCAAGTTCGTCGGCCATCATGTACGCAAGGCCGGCGGCCGTCTCGCTCTCCACAATGCGGCCCAAGTGGCGGGCAGCGGCGATGAAAATGTACACGGCCGCCGCCCGGTCATTGTCCATGCCGAACGCCTCTATGGCCGCTTGCATGGCCCGCTCGGAGTGGGTCAGGGTCCTCATGCGGCCCGCCTCCTGGCTTCATGGGCGGCCACCCCGTGGAAGACCGTGGAGTGGTCTCGGCCCAGCTTTCGGCCGATCTCGGCCAGCCCGTATCCCCAATCAGACAGCAGCCACATGGCGTGCTGGCGCGCGTGGGCGATGGGCTTGAAGCGGCGATCGCCAAGGATGTCGTCACGGGAAACGCCGTGGACGAACGACACCTCGTCCAACGCCTCGTTCAGCACCCGCGTAGGGAGTTGAGGATTGTTGCGCTGGCCGTAGTCGATGACCAGGTACGGAAAGCCACGGCCGGAGTTCGCCTTGATCACCGCGAACAAATGCAAGTTGTCGTCGCGGAACTTCGGGGTGGAACTGTCCGGCGTGTCGGGGTTGTTGTGCGGCTTCAGATCCCGCACGCCGACGTGGCGGTCGCGGTTGAGCTGGGCCATTCAGACCTCCCTCACCTGGACGTTGAGGCAGGCTTCCAGAAGCTTGACCTTGATGCGGTAGACCGGATTGGTGCGGGTCACCGGACCCTTGACGTCTTCGACCACGTATTGGTCGGCGTCGGTGACATAGGAGAAATCGCCCACGTAAGTACAAACCAGCTTGCCGTTGACCTTGAGGGGAAACCGCGGCTGGACTTCCAGCTTGCGGATCTCGCCGGCCTTCTCGAGCAGCTTCAGGTCGCCGTAGCGCCGGGCCTCTTTCTTCGATGCGAAGGTCTGGCCGTCAACGACGGTGGGGATATTGCCGTACTTCCTCACGACTGCTCTCCCGCCAGCCGTTGGTGCACGTACTCTCGCTTGGCGAGGATCAGGGCCTTGGTGGGCTTGTGGGCCTTGCGGGCCTCTTCGATCTGGTCGTCGAACCACTTGATCATGCGCTCGAAGCGCTTGCGGATGACGTATCTGCGGAGCTTGCCGATCATCACTCGGCCTCCCCGCGAAACCAGCCGGTGAGGATTGCCGAGGCGGCCTCGGCGAACTCGGCCAAGGCGTCGAGGCGCCGGTCCCTGATCTCGCCGTCGATGTAGCCGCGCGACAGGCCCCTTGCCCGCTGATCGGCGTCAGCGCGGAACTCGCGCGCCAGCCGCGCCAAGGCGTGAAGCTGATCGCCCAGCGCAGAAGGCTCTGAGCCGCCAGCGCTTACGGGCTGGCTCCGGGACGCACCCATGACTCCTGAAGGCATATCGCCTCCCCCTTTTCCCTAAATCCCGTTCTCTCGATCCCGCTTCCCCGCCTCTTGTGGGTGGGGTGGGCGGTTAGTTCACCAGTGTTCTCAACCGGCCACGCGCCCAGGTTTCCAGCCTGGCGCCGGCGTCAAACATTCGCGGACCGGTCGCCGTCAGAACCCAGCCGACGAAGATCGCGCACCGCAGCAGCGGCTTGACGATCGGCCTCGCGAAGGCGTTCCAGGCGTTCCCGGCGCGCGGCGAGTGCTGCTCGTTCACGCTCCAGCTCCATTTCTCTTCGGGAGGCTCCCACACCCCACAAGTCGCCAAACACGGCCTCACCGAAGTCGCGGCCGAAGTAGGCGGCCAACGCGTCTTCCAACGCATGTCCGACGCTCCGGTCTCGTAGGAGGCGCTGTAGGTCTCGTTTGTCCGCTCGCAGGCGAAAAGCCAGCTCGCCCAGGCTCAGGCCCGGATGCGTCGCCAAGTAGGCGTCCACATAAGCGGCTACTCTTTCACCCCTAGCGGGAAGGTTGACTTTTTCGTTCGTGTTCCCGGCCATCATCGCCCTCATGGTGTCCTCACCAAGTCGGAGGGACGGACATGGAGGCTGATCGGGACAGAAGCGTAGACGCTTGGATTGCGGCGAGCCGGTGCCTGGAAGCGATGGCTACGACCGCAGACGTGGAAACCCGCAGGGCGCTTTGGCGAGCGGCCTGCAAGTATATGCGCCGGGATGGTGTGGCCGGACGACCGCTGGAGAAACAGCCGTCCGGCCCGCGCGCCGTAAGGGGGCTCGCCGACGCGCAAAGGAAAGCGTGAGGCCATGCGATTACGCAGCCTCGCGCATGAAAAACCGGACATCAGCGGACGACGGGCGGTCGAACAGATACCACGCGCAGTTGTCCTTGCCGGTGAACGGCGAGTCCGCGATCCACTTCACGCGGCCAACACTGACGATGCGGCGTAGGCGCGATGCGAATGGCGCCGCCTGCCGCGTGTGCGCCCAATCGGCGTCGAACAGCAGCCACGTCGGCTTCTGATTTGAAAAGAGTTCGATCAGCGGGTGGAGAACATCGCGCGACCACGGTGGGTTCGTGATGATGTACTCGACGGAGGCGTCACAGTGCGGCCAGAAAGCGTCCGCGAGCGCGTCTTCCCTGGAGATCCAATCGGCGCGCGGCTCAATGTCCGCTGCCCATTTGCAGCTCAATCCAGCGCCTTCCAGGTGTCGCACCAAGGCGCCGTCACCCGCGCAGGGCTCAACGAACATGTCGCCATGCTTGAGATGCGGAAGGAGCGGAGCGACCGCCTCCACCGGCGTCGGATAGAAGTCGCGCTCGCGGCGGTCGAAGCTGGAGCGCTTACCCATCAGGCAACCGCCTCATGCTCGTGGGCGCAATCGCCACCGCAACCGCAGGGTTGCCCGCCCATTTCTTGCAGCTTAGAGAGCGCGGCTTCAAAGCTGCGCAGCGTCGGGGACACCCGGCCGGTGCGCCATTTCCACCAGAGTGACGGGTGAATGTCGGCAGCTTTCAGAACGGCGGTTGGCGAAAGCTTCGCCGCAGCGCATTGTTCCTCGAAGCGGACCAGCAGGGGCGGTGTCATGCAGCAATATTGCCGCATTAATGCTGCTAACGCAACGGCTTTTATGCGGCGATCACGTAACGCAAGTTTGCGTTATGTGAGCCGTCCCCTTTCACGTTGCGTTAAGGTGTGCTGTGAGTGACACCCGTCCCTCCGAGCATCACGTCATGACCTCGGCCGAGGACATCCGCCGATGGATGCGACAAGTCCTAGAGGACCATAAACTCTCGCCTGCGGCATGGGCGCGCAGCGCAGGGTTGTCGCCATCGACCGTGCAGAGGGCGATCAAGGAGGATTATCAGTTCATCACGTCCAGTCGGACCCTCGCCAAGCTCGCCCGCGCGGTGAATGCGACGCCACCACTAGTTGACCGCCCAGAGAATGAGCGCGAACCTTTGATGTACCTCGTTATCCGACACGAGGTCGGTGCGGGGGTGTGGCGTATGATTGACGACCTGGCGCAGGTGGATTTCGGCACGGCTCCCGTCCTGGCCGATCCTGCTTATTCGGCGTTCCCGCAATGGCTGGAGCGCGTCGTAGGCGACAGCATGGATCTGGAGTATCCACCAGGAACGCTCCTGCACGTCGTCGACGCCATCGAACTCGGTTACGCCCCCAGGGCTGGTGATCATGTCATCGTGGAGCGCACCCGCGACCAAGGCGGAACGATTGAGCGCACCGTGAAAGAAGTGGCATTCGGCCCGCATGGCATCCAGCTCATCGCCCGCTCGAGCAACCCCCGCTGGAAGCTGAACCCCATCGTGGTGTCCGGCGGCCACGACCAGGACAACTGCACCGTCGAGATCAAGGCGTGGGTGCTCGGCAGCTATCGGCGCCGCTACTGATAAAACCGCCGGTGCGGCATAAATGCGGTTGACGACGCAGCATTAATGCGGTTTAGTGTTCCCAACAGCACGGGAACACGCAGATGGCCGCCGCGCCGACCCTTTACGACTTCGATGTCACCAACCGCTGGACGGGAATGGTCCAGTTCACCGCCAAGATCGAAGCCGATCCGAGCGTGCCGTTCGGCATTCGCCTGGGTCTCGCGATCAAGTGGGCTTTGGGTAGCGGCGCCTACCTGAGCGACGCCAACCTGAGCGGCGCCAACCTGAGCGGCGCCAACCTGAGCGACGCCTACCTGAGCGACGCCAACCTGAGCGGCGCCAACCTGAGCGGCGCCAACCTGAGCGGCGCCTACCTGCGCGGCGCCTACCTGCGCGACGCCAACCTGAGCGACGCCAACCTGAGCGGCGCCTACCTGCGCGGCGCCAAGGGCATCACGCCAGAGCGGACCCACGCTCTCGCCGCACTTCCCTACCTTCCCGGAAAGCTTCACGCCTTCAAGCTCGTGACCCCGGAAGGCGAAGGCCATGTCCAGGGCGGCATCAAGTACGTGGTGGGCAAGACCGCCGAGGAACCGGCCGCCAGCACCGATCCCTACGAACTCTGCGGCCAGGGCCTCCATGTCGCCGACCTGCCATGGGTCCTGCGCGAGTGGTGCGAAGGCTACCGCATCCTCGTCGTGGAGTTCACCGCCAAGGACATCGCCTGCATCCCCCTCGGGACGGACGGGAAGTTCCGCCTGCGTAGGCTGAAGGTGTTGAAGGACATCACCGACGAGCTTCGCGCCAATGGCGTGTTCGGGTCGGTCGAAGCTCAAGCCGAGGCGGCCTGACCGATGGACCTCCTCAACACAGACCCCAACAAGCGAGCCGCCGGCTTCGTCGCAACGGCGCTCTCCAAGAGCACGGTAGGCGAACGCGCCGAGCTGCTGACGGCGCTCATGTTCCATGCGGCCCAGGGCCTTCGGGTCATCAAGGGTCCGGCTGGGGCTGCTGAAGCAGCATTCCAGTTGGCCGATGAGCTGGTGGAGCGGGCGTGATGGCGAAGAAGCCCATGTTCTCGCCAATCGCGCCCAAGGGCCGGTTCGCGCTTCGGTCGTCGGACGGCTCCTTCCTGCTGGAGGAGCACAACTACAACACCGTCAGCATCTACCTCCGCGACACCCGTTACGCGTGGGTCGAGATCGAAGACTGCACGCTCTACGACTACGAGGAAGCCAACCGGAAGCGTGGCTTCTTTCCCAAGGGCATCTGCGAGGTCGTTCGCATCAAGCGGGAGGTCGCGTGATGGCGACCTTCACCCTGGACACGTCGGGCTACGTCCAATGCCCAGCGCCCAACCAAAAGCCGAACGAGTCAGCCGGCTGCTGGTTCTGGTCCGACCTCTCCCCCTTCGCGCAAGGGTATGTGGAGGCGATGTTCTCGGACCTCATCGACGACCGTGAGGATATTCGCGGGATCATTTCTGCCATCGAGTACGGCGGTAACACGGGAACCAAGGAGAGCGCGCCCAACGCCCTGCGGCGTTACAAGCGGCTTCTGACGCTTGGCTTCCGCGACATCGCCCCCGAAACCCTCGCGCTTATCCTGCGGGATTGCACGAACTACGGCCACGGATACAGCACTAACGCGAAATGGCGAGAGCGCCCCAACGCTGGCGCTGACTTCTGGCGGCAGCGCCAACAGGGCCTGTACGGCGAAGGGCGTGGAAACGCCTTCCCGCCTCTCACGCCCTGCCTCGGCGACGACGGCAAGGTCTATCTGCGGGAGACGGGTCAATGAGACGCGCCCTCCTCCCCCTCCTCGCCTGGGTGGCGATCAACTTCACCGTGGGCTTCGTCATCTACTGGCAGATGCTTGGGGCTGGACAGGCCTCTCAGGTGTCAGAGGTCTGGAGCCGGACTATCTCGAATGGGTCTCGGTGTCTTTCTGACGATAGGTGTCGGGAGATTCTGTTGGGGGGGAAGTCTTGATGAAGACCTCCCGGAGCCAACCCAGCGGCGCGCCCAAGAGCGCTGCCACCGAGGCCGCGCCTTCTGCGGCGGCGCGTCCCGCCTACGTGACGGAGGCCCTTCGCGGGCTCACCCGAACCCAGAAGAAGTTCGTCCTGGCCGGTTGCCTGCACGGCGACTTCACCATGGCGACCGTTCGAGCGCTCCGATCCAAGGCGCTCTTCTACCTGCACATCGATAGCCCGAACGGCCGCTGCGGCTTCATGAAGCTCACGCCGCTGGGCGAGACCGTACGGGAAATCCTCAAAGCGGAGGGTCGCTCCGATGGCTGACGACGCCTCCAACATCATCACCCTTCGCCCGCCGCTGCGCGTGGTGGAGCAGTCTTCAAGCGGTCGTTTCGACTTCGACACGGTTCCGCTGATCGACGTCACCGGCGGCACGACGACGACCGGCCGCATCTTCATCCGCGGCAAGCTCTACCATGAAGGCACGCTCTCCAACTGCGCCCGTATCGCAGCGCTGCTGAACGAGCTTCACGCGCTCGGCGGACGTCTCCCTGAACCCACCCTCCGGCAGATGCTGGAGCGGTCGCTCAACTCCCAAGAGGACTGAACATGCGCAATGCACTTCTGGCCGGCGCTGCGGCGCTCGCTCTGACCGGCTGCTACCGGACGCAGACCGACAAGGTGAACTACCAGCTCCGCTATGACGACCGACCCGCCCGCGTGACCTGCGTGGGCTACAGCGGCGTCATGGTGGACACCGTAAGCCTTGGCGCCGTGGAACGCGACGCGGACGGGCTGGTGTCATTCCTCGACGCGCGCACCGGCCGGATGGTCAAGGCCGAAGGCGAATGCGTCATTGAGCATCTCGCGCCGGTCGCTCAGGCGAGGCCTGATCTAGTGGCGGCCCTGCCGAAATGACCGACTGGCCCTGCCTTCTCACCGAAGCCAACCGTCTCGGCTGGACGATCCTTTTCGTCCTGGTCGTGGCGATCTTCACGGGGACGATCCGATGACCCGCGTGGACTACGAGGCGGTCAACGCTCGTGGCGTGACCCTCTGCACCTTCCAGGACCTCGACATGGCCAAGGCCTGGGTTCGTGAACGCTACGCCGAACACGAAGGCCTGCATGTCGTGGAAACCACCATCACCCGCAGGCCTGTCTATCGGCCCAGGTTGCAGCTTGTGAGGAGCGCGTAATGCCCCTCGCCCTCTCACCAACCCGCACCGAAGCGGTCAACGCCGCCATGGACGCCCTGATCAGGGAAGCCGAGGCCGCACAGAAGGAAGCCGACCTCGCCGTGAAGCTCCGGCTTCTCGCCGGCGTCCGTCACGCCGCCTGGGCCGCACACGAGATCATCACCAGCGCAGAGCAGGCGACCCGCGAGGAAGCGCTGCAAGCCGCGAGGACATTCGCATGAGCTTCAACGACACCCAGATCGCGGCCCTGTCAGCGCCGCTTCACCTGTCGCACGTCAAGAACCGCGAACAGGGCGGAAAGACGCTCTCGTACGTGGAAGCCTGGTGGGCGATCTCCGAGGCCAATCGGATCTTCGGATATGACGCCTGGACGCGAGAGACGATCCTGCTTCAGGAGACGAACCGCGACCTCGTGGAATTGCAAGGCAAGAGCGGCCCCTACAAGCAATGGCGCGTCGGCTACCTCGCCAAGGTGCGCGTCTCGGTCGACGGCGTCGTCCGCGAGGGCACCGGGTTCGGGTCTGGGATGTCCAAGCCAGACGCTCTCGGCGACGCCATCGAGAGCGCGGCCAAGGAAGCCGAAAGCGACGCCATGAAGCGGGCGCTGATGACCTTCGGCAACCCCTTCGGCCTAGCGCTCTACGACAAGGCGCAGGCGAATGTGACGAACGCGCGTCAGGACGCGCCCGCCGGCCTCATCACCGGAACCCAGCTCCAGGCGCAACAGGCCCCCAGCGGCCGCAAGTCCTCGGCGCAGGCCAAGCGCGACGGCGACCATGACCGCTACACGTCCGAGATCGACAAGCTGGACGAAGCCGGCTGCATCGACTGGCTGACCAACTTCGACACCTACACGGCCACCGCACCGATCGCGTGGCTCGATCCGCTGAAGAACCGCATCGAGCTTCGGATGGAGGAGCTGAAGGGCGCCGCCTCGGTCGCGGAGGGCGAGGCGGAACTCGACGCCGCGTTTCAGGGAACCATGGGTTCGGGAGGCGCTGCTGGCATGGCCCGGCGCAACGGTGCGGGTCGTGAGGCGCACGCCTGATGGCGAGGCATATCCTCACCCTCACCAAGGCCAACCGCGCCAAGGCGATCATCGGCGTCACCAACGCCCCTGACGGCTGGGTGCTGGAGCTTCGCGAGCCGAAACGCTCCGATGAGCAGAACTCTGCCCTTTGGGGATTGCTGAACCAGATCCAGCGCCAGAGGCCCACGCACAACGGCGTCAAGATGACGCCGGAGCTGTGGAAAGCGACCTTTCTCAACGCGCTGGGGTCGGAGATGCGGATGCTTCCGACGCTAGACGGGCAAGGCTACTTTCCGCTCGGCTATCGCAGCTCACTACTCACGAAGCACGAGTTCTCCAATCTGCTTGAGCTCATGTTGGCGTGGGCGGCCCAAGAAGGCCTGACGATCGAGCATTTCGACGGGTCGTCTGAAAGGCGGGCGGCATGACCCGCCGCCACGACCCAATGGCGCGCCTCATGCGCTACATCGAGCCCGACCCGTTCGGGGGGTGCTGGCTCTGGTCTGGGGCGACGCTCACCAATGCCGGATACGGCCATCTGCCGATCGACGGGAAGTCAATGGCGGCTAGCCGGGCATCGTGGATCTTGCACCGCGGTTCAATCCCGCCAGGGATGCACGTGCTCCACAAGTGCGACATCCGTTTGTGCTGCAATCCCGATCATCTGTTTCTCGGAAGCCACGCCGAGAACATGGCGGACATGGCGCGAAAGGGTCGTGCCGGTGCCCGGAGAGGCGAAGCCAGCCCGAAGGCCAAGCTGGACGCTGAGGCGGTGCGCGAGATCCGACGCCTTTTGTCCGGCGGAGCGACCCAACGGGAGGTCTCACAACGGTTCTCGGTTCACGAGGCCACGATCCAGGCGGTTCACGAGGGCCGCACGTGGCGGCATGTAACGGATTTCGACGGCCAGGGAGCGGGGGGAGCCGAACAAGCCCCTCCGCAGGCCGCGTGACGGGCCGCAGCGTCCCTGAATGGATCGGCCGTACCGCCGACTCCAAGCCCCCCGCCAGCGTCCGCGCTCGGGTGTTCCTGCGCCATGGCGGCAAATGCCACATCAGCGGGCGGGTCATCCGGCCGGGTGAGGCCTGGGAGCTGGAGCACGTCAGGCCCCTGCACATGGGCGGGGAGAACCGTGAAGCGAATCTGCGACCCGCGCTGATTGCGCCCCATCGCGAGAAGACCGCCAGGGAAGCCACCGCCAAGGCGAAGGCCGATCGCATCCGGGCAAAGCATCTGGGGATCTACCCAAAGTCCCGAACCCCTCTGAAGTCCAGGGGCTTTGAGAACACGAGGCGGGGATGAGCAAGCCCCTCGCCTACTACAACGAGTTCGACCGCCAGAAGGCGCAGACCCTTCGCAACCTGATTGAGGAGGGCGCCATTGCCCCCGGCTACGTCGATGAGCGCCCGATCCAGGCCGTCCAGCCCGACGACCTCCGCGGCTTCACCCAATGCCACTTCTTCGCAGGAGGAGGCGTCTGGAGCTACGCCCTCCGCCTCGCCGGCTGGCCAGACGATCGACCTGTTTGGACCGGTTCCTGTCCCTGCGGACCCTTCAGCGTCGCCGGCAAGAAGCTCGGGTTCGCGGACCCGCGCCACCTTTGGCCGGCATGGCTTCCGCTCATCCGCGAGTGCCGGCCTGACGTGCTCTTTGGTGAGCAGTCTGATGACGCGGACGCGTGGGTCGATCTTGTATCGGCTGACCTGGAAGACCACGGCTACGCCATCGGGACGCCTGATATTCCGGCTGCTGGCTTCGGCGGCGCGCACATCCGGCAGCGGTTCTACTGGGTGGCCGACACCGACAACGCCGAGTGGTGGTCAGAGCGTGCCCCCTGGCACGACGGTCACTGGCCGAAGACCGGACGGGTCCAAAGCGACCGTCACGCTGGATATGGCGGCGCAAGCGACTGGCTGGGCCACGCCAGCAGCGCGGGACTGGAAGGGAGCGCCGCACCAGAAGTGGGGCGACAACGCCAGGCCGCTGAACGAACAAGCGGTGTGGGCTGGATGGGCGACGCCGACCCAATCGTTGGGATCGAAGGGTGTGCGGTCATCCGTCGGCGCCATGATGGAAGCCATGCGCACCTCAGGCCCGGACTTAGCCGCCCAGGTGATGTTGACTGGCTTCTTTGCCACGACTCCACATGGCGCCCGGTTGAACCCGGCACATGCCCGCTGGTTGATGAGGCTCCCGCCCGTATGGGACGCCTGCGCCTCTACGGTGACGCGATCGACGCGGAAGCGGCGGCCAACTTCATAGGCGCGTACCTCGACTGCGCTCCCCAGAGCCAAGCCGCATGATCCCCAGAACAGAGAAGAGAGGAAGGAAGATGGCCTCCGTTGCCGACATTGCGGCTGCTTGTCCTTCGGACTGCGCTGCGTCGGGGCCTCATAGTCAGTCGGAAGGTGAGCCGTGAGGCCCTTCTTCCCCTACTACGGCAGCAAGTGGAACATCGCGCGATACTATCCGGCGCCTGAGCAGGAACTCGTCATTGAGCCCTTCGCGGGCGGCGCCGGGTACGCAAGCTTCTACGGCGCCAGACGCGCGCACCTCATCGACAAAGACCCCGTGATTGCTGGCCTGTGGGCGTACCTCATGAAGGTGTCAGCGGCCGAGATCATGGCACTGCCGGAGCTCCCTGAGGCCGGCGACAGTGTAGACAACTACTGTCTACCTCAGGAGGCGAAGTGGCTGATCGGCTTCTGGCTGAACCGGGGCAGCGCTGCGCCGAAGAAAACGCGCACGGCCTACTCGACCCGCACCGACAAGATGCAACTGAACTGGAGCCCGAAGGCCAAGGCCAGGATCGCGTCTCAGCTCCCGCTCTTGGAAGGCTGGACCATCACCGAGGGCTCCTACGACAGCGCTCCCGACGAAGAGGCAACGTGGTTCATTGATCCGCCATACGGCGACAAGGGGCGCTTCTACCGGGTGGGGTTCAGCGCCTTCGACCAGCTCGGCCCGTGGTGTAGGGCGCGCCGCGGCCTGACCGTGGTCTGCGAAGGCCCAGGCGCGACATGGTTGCCGTTCACGGCGGTCGGCTCGTTCAAGTCCACGAAGGATCGCGCGACCGAGGTCGCCTACATCCACCGCAGCGGGGCGCGTGGCGGCCAGATCGACATGTTTGGAGAAGCTGCATGACCGACTTCAAGGAACAGATGATCCGCAACATCGAGCGAGGGTTCTGCTCGTATTCGCGGGCCTACGAGTTCACCCGCGATCAGTATCTAGACGCTGCTGACTTGGCGCGGGCGCGGGCGAGGGAAGCGAACTACCACGCTGAAGTCGCGGACACCTCCGGAGCGAACGTGAAAGTTCCCGGGAGGAACCATGACCACTCCACTCTCAATCCAGAAAGAAACAGCCATGAACAGTGAAGTGGTGGAGGCGCTGCGCGCACTGCAATTGATTGCACAGGGGTGGGAGGTCATCGAGAGTGATGGTGACCAAATGAGCATTCAAGCGCCGGAGGACTGGGACGAGCCGGGAGTGCGAGAAGTCCTGATCGACACCCGCCAAGCCCTCGCCTCCCTCACGGAAGGGGGCGGCGCGCCGCTCCAAGCCCGCGTCCAGCCCTGGATGATGGCCTGTTTCGGGGCCGAAATCGCAGCCGACCGAGTGGAGCGCGGCGACCGCCTGCTTGAGGAAGTTTTAGAACTCCTACAATCGGGCGGCTATGACCCAGCGCGCGTAGTGGCGCTCCGAGATTACGTATGGGGCCGTCCACCCGGCGAGCCAGCGCAGGAAGTCGGCGGCGTCATGATCACCTTGGCCGCCTACTGCCTCGCCTATGGCCTGGACATGCACGAAGCCGGCGAAACCGAGCTTGCGCGCATCTGGACGAAGGTAGAGGCGATCCGCGCCAAGCAGGCTGCTAAGCCGACCGGCTCCGCACTTCCTATCCCCTCCCCCCACACCCCCGAGGACGCGGGGACGGGAGAGCTGTTGCCGTGTCCGCATTGTGGAGGCAGTGCCGCCCATCGCCCGAACGGCAAGGACTACGCGGAGGCTGGCTGCAAGGCGTGCGGGGCCTCGATGCAGATGGGCTTGATCAATAGGGACTGGCACCGGACGAAGCACGCGCTTGTTTGGGCCTGGAACCGCCGCCCCCCTCTTCTCCCTGACCGGGAGGGGGTGGCGAGGATCGCTGAGCGGTATCTGCGACAGCGACCCATCGGGACCGACATTCCGAAGATGGCGGAGAAATTGGCGGCGTCCATCCTCTCCCTCCTGGGAGGCGTCCATGCCGAATAGCGAGGAAGTGAGGGATTCCGCCCAGAGCCAGCCGTGCGGCGTCGGTCCTTCGGACCTGGCTGCGGTCCTCGATGCGGTGGGTTCTGTGGCAGGGCCGATTTCAACGTCTGCTGAAAGCTTCCGCCTCGGTGAAAGCTGGCCGGATTGGTGGGGCCGGATGGTGTCTCACAACATCGCCATCACCGGCAACTTCGACAAGCGCCATCTCGGCGGCCCCGACTTCGCGATCATTCGCCGCCACAGCGGCGGCGTGACCGTCAAGACGTTCGGCGAACTCATCTCACCGGAGGACTTCCAATGACCCAGCTTGCGCTCAGCGCCATCGCCTTCCGACATAACGACCGGCTTTGGGAAGCTGTGAAGATCGGCGACCAATGGTTCGCGCGGGACGACCGCCAGAACGACACCGGGCCTTACACGACCGCAGATGAGGCAATCGACTGGGTGAAGGCCATACGGTCATGACGAAACTGCCAGTTGCAAGGGAGGCGTCAGCCGAACACTTGTCGCCGCCGTCGTCCGAAGGTGAATGTTCCCGGAATGAACTCCTCTCCCAATCAGGAGGGGGAGACGGGTGGAGGCCGATAGAGACGGCTCCGAAGGATGTTCATATTCTAGCTTACAAGGAGAGCTGGGGGCCGGTCGAAGCACATTGGGAATGGGGCGATGACGAGGATTACGAGGGCTGGATCGCGACGCATCACGATCAAGACTTCGAGCCCACCCACTGGCGTCCCTTGCCGCAGCCGCCGGAGGCCCTCCCCGCCGCTCCCACTCCCCAGGTGAAGCCATGAGCAACCTACAAGACCTCCTAGAGCGGGTAGCCAACACGCTGTTCGAGTGCCGCGACACGCTGGAACTCGCAGCAAAGGGCTACCATCGCAGCGACGAAGAGGACGACTGGCAGGAGTGCGTCGTCTGCCACCAGTGGATCACGCATTACGGGCACAGCCCCAGTTGCGAACTGATCATGATGCAGAAGCGGGCCGAGCGCGACGAGAAAGCTCTTCGTGCCCTAAGCGCCCAACAGTCCGACGCCGCTCCCCATCCTCAGGAGGAGAGCGCCCGGAGCCAACCCAGCGCGGACGAGGGACCACAGCCTCGCTCGCCCGACGATCAGGAGCCTTCTGCGGCGGATTACGAGGCCCTCGGGCGCGCGTGCGAACGGCACGGCTTGGCGTGGTTCGGGGCGGACGGGGAGATGCTGTTCCAGGCGCCGGATGACGTGATCGCGGACGCCGCCCGAGAGCCGCTGTTCGAGCGGATCGCCGCGCTGAAGGCTGAGAACGCCCGGCTGATCCGCGAGCTTTCCAACTTCTGCGGTGACTCATGAGGATGATCGAGGTCCCGGCGGACACCTTCGCGCTGCTGTTCGCCTACTGCTTCACGAGCGCACCCAAGGTGCCACTCAACGTGCGAGCGCATCCGGACTATCCGGCCAATCGCGACCACAAGAGGCGACACCTGACGCAGGCGCTTCGCCCCTATGCGGAGAAGGCGTTCGCCTCTCTGGGCACTGGGACGCCCTCCTCAAATCCCCCCAAGGAGGAAGCATGACCCGCCTCCTCTGCCTGTTCGGTTTTCACGCATGGCGTCAGTCGCGGTTCGTCGCCCTAGGCCAGCTTGGCTCCTCATGGGTTTGCCAACGTTGCCACAAGCACGTGGAAGGCCTCCAAGCCCTAAAGGAGAAGGAAGGTGAGTGAACCACTGCTGATCTGTGGGCCTCCGCTCCCTCGCCGCATCTGCCCTCTCTGCGAGGGGAGGCGCGTCTACCTCCTGAGCCTCGTCCCACGGCCCTGCATCTGCTGCAAGGGCGTCGGGCTCTACGTGGACGAGCGGTTCACTGACCCGACCGAAGCGCGAGCCTATGAACTTGGGCTTCACCCGAGAGTGTCCCGCCCATGATCGACATCACCGCCCTGGTGGAGAGGGCAAGCCTCCTCAAGCACGATCCGCTTGTCTGCGACCTTCTCGCCGCCCTCGGCGCCCTCTCCTCCGAGAATGAGAGGCTTCGCGGGCTCGCGGCCGTCCTCGGCGGCTACGCTGGCCATGACGACGACTGCGACGCCAACCTCAGCGGACTTTGCGACTGCGGATATTCGGCAGTCGTCCGCCGCGCCTCAGAAGCCCTCCCCACCACGGAGGGCGAGGGGTGACGGAGATCGCCGATCTCGGACGCGTCACAGAGGCCCGCTTCGCCGATGCCTTCGCGTCCACAGCTATCGTCACGAAGCGCGCAGCCGCGTCGCTCCTGGGCCTTGACGAGAAGACTCTCGACGCCCTGACTGACCGCGGAGCTGTGCGAGCTGTTCAGCGCGGCAAACTCCGCGCCTACACAGAGCGCGACCTTCGCGCGTACCTCACCGAGGGTGCTGGGGAATGTCCATCTACCTCCCGGCCAAGAGCCGCTTCTACGCCTACGACTTCAAGATCGGTCGTCGTCGGTATCATGGATCGACAGGACAGACGACACGACCAGCAGCGAAGAAGTTCGAGGAACGGCTCAGGCGTGAAGTCGCTGAAGGCAAGCTAGGCGAGGCCTCGCAACTCACCCTCAACCAAGCCGCCGGCAAGTGGTGGGATGAGGTCGGCCAGTTTCGCGGGGAATCGGACATCGACCGGCAGTGGAGCCGAGTCCGCCGACTGATCGCTCTGTTCCCGAAGGATATCCGGCTGGCTGAGATCACCACGGCCGCCGTCTCGGATGCGGTTCAGAAACGCCGGGGCCAAACGTTCACCCGGGGCAAAGACCGACGCGGGAAGGACGGTCAGGTCATCAAGGCCAAGGCCTACGCGGTCTCCAACTCGACAGTGAACCGCGACGTCATCCAGACCCTGCGGCCGATCCTACGCCGGGCGGCGCGCATCTGGGGCGCCAAGGGCCTTCCGCAGATCGCGTGGGATGAACTGGCGCTCGACACGCCGCGGGCGACCGTGCGGGTCTATTCGGCCGCCGAGCTCGCCGGCTGGGAAGCTGAGAACGGCCCGACCGCGGCGCTTGCCCTGCGCCTGCTCCAGACCTACGGGCTCCGGTTCGGAGAACTGTTCTTCCCGCTCCACGCCTATGAGCCCGAGGGGCCGCGGCTGGCGTGGATGAAGGGCCGCAAGAAGGATGTCTGGCACACCGTGCCGCTCCTGCCCCGCGACGCCGCGGAAATCGCCGCCAGGATCGGCCGAGCGCGCGCCGCTGAGCTCGATACCATTTGGTACGTCGAGGCGGTGGATGACGACGGCAAGGTCCGACTGGAGGCGCTGACCTACTACGGCCTGCAACAGCGGCTGCGGACGTCTTCGCGCCGGGCCGGCATCCGCCAGGGCCGCGTCATCCACGGCATGCGCCATCACGTCGGGACCACGATCCAGCGGACCTACAAGGACCGCAAGGTGACCCAGCGGCTGCTGGGCCACGTCGACTCCCGGAGCACCGACGTCTACGTCCACGCCATGGAGGACGACGTGAAGGCCGCGCTCCAGGCTGTCGACGAGTCCCGGAATAGTCCCGGACCAAAACCCAAGGATCGCAAAAAACGCAAGTCGTCCTGAGGCTTAGCGCGACCGCTCAGGGCTTTCCTAAAGCCAAGGTCGGGGGTTCGAGTCCCTCCCGGGCCGCCAGTGAGTTACATAATAGGCCTTTGATTTTGTTCCGTTATCGGCATTCCGATATCGGCCGATGACATAAGCCGAGCCGCCCCCGAAACCGGAACAAACAGGAAAGGTCCGGGACATCGCCGAGGGGTAGGCCCGGAATAGTCCCGGACTTTGTTCGCGAGTCGTTCATCCATGCCCTACTCGGTCGACAACGAAGCGCTCCGCAAGACCATAGGCCAATGCCTTGAGCACGGCTGGGCCGTTCACATCGTCTGCGAGCACAAGCACTCGGTCCGCTGGAACGTCGCTGAGCTGGCCGAGAGGTTCGCACCTGGGGTCAGGCTTGAGGACATCGCCGAGCGCCTGGTCTGCAAGGCCGCACCTTTCGGAGGCGAGCCCTGCAACAGCACGAACGGCTCTCTCACCATCCGGCAGGACGTGGCGTTCACTCAGGCTCGGGATATTGTGGCGTTTGAGGGGAAGAAGGACTGGCGGCCTTAGCGCGCATCACCGGCGCCGATCAGTCCGGGCGCGCTTCAGTGGCGGCAGCAGCTTTGGCGTCACGGGCTTCTCCACCCAAGTCACCGGCAGGCCCATGACGGTCGCAGGCCTGCCGCCGCGTTCGTCCTGGATCAGCGGGTCGCGCGGGCGGCCGCGCATGTACTTCAGCTCCTCGAACTCGTCGCGCGTAAGCCGGATGCCCGTCGCCTCGACGCCGGCGCGAGCGTGCATCTCAGCTTGGAGGTCGGTCAGCGTGAGCAGCATGGGCGCATAACGCACATGGGATGGTCTAGCTGCACGACCCACGCTAGGCCAGAACCGCAGCCCCAGGCAAAGAGCGTAGCCCTTCTGAATGTGGCCAGGTCTCTAGCGGCGACAGGAGATAAGACCGGCGCTCGTGATTTGATCTCCGAGGCGCGCCGCGCGCGACGCGGCTAGCTGCACGAGCGGGCGGCGGCCTCCAGTTCGGCTTCCCGAGCCTTGCGCTGTTCCCGTTCGGCCAGCAGCGCCTTGGCCTTGTCGAAGATGCTGGCGTTGAGGTCGAGGTCATTGACCGCGTAGGCCGGCGGGTCCGGAATCTTGACCTTGCAGGGTACGCCGATGGGCACTTGCACCCGTTGAACCACAATCCGTTCCTTGGTGGCGCAGGAGGCCAGCAGGAGAGCGGAGAGGATGACCACGGCTCTCATTGGCGTTCTCCAGACAGGGTTTCGGTGATGAGCTGGTCGGCGGCCTTGCAGAGATCGTCTGACTTGGGCTTGGCCCTGGCGATCTGTTCGGCGCGGTCCTTGTAGCGTCTGGCGTCCTGCTGGGCTTTGCGGAGGGCTTCGTCGGCGGCCTTGGCTCTCTGCTCTGCGTCGGTCTGGAGCTGGGTGATGGCGTCGTTCTGGGCCTTGAGCGCGTCCGACTGCTGGGTGACGGTGAGCTTGCAGGAGGCGAGGTCGCTCCGAAGCTCTGCGATCACCGGGGCGGATCGCTTGGCCTCGGCTTCGCGGCCGGCGTTTCGGCCCCACATATAGAGCCCGGCGAGGACCGCTAGCACGACCGCAGCCGCCGCGAGGCTGGCATACAGCTTGACCGGCGATAACCAGTCCCGAATATCCTTCAGCATAGGCGAAAACCTGTTTTGAATCTACGGGGAAAGGTGCTAGTCTGACGCCATGTCAGAGACAGCGATCCGGCGACTTGCGCATGAGGTCCTGGCGGATGCGGCCGCGTTGCGCGGGCCGCTCGTCGATGACGCCTGGGACGCGCTGCCGCTCGCCCTATTCATCGTCGGGATACCGAGATGGTGCCGAGCGATGGGCCGGCTGGAATCAGCAAAGCTCGCGCTCAGGGAGAAGAGACAGCGGCTCAGAGCGATGACAGCCGCCCTCAGAGGTGAGGCATCACCCAATCCAGCAGAACCTTCCCGCTCCACTTCGCGAACCGAATAGCCGCGACCACGAGACCAGCCAGCATCAGAGCGAACAGGACCACCCCGACGCATCCGCCGAT